CAACTAGAGGAAATCCGCAGCTCGCTTGTTGAGCTTGGGATTCTAAAGGGTGAGGCGTAATCTATGAAAGTATTTGTGGCCATGCCGGTCTATGACGGCAAGTTACCTTTAGAAACAGCATCGTCGTTGCTCCAGGAGCAGCTTTTAGCGGGCCAGAATGGTCATGAATTAATTTTTGCGTTTCTTCCGTCCTGTAGCGTTCCAGCTACGGGGCGGAACGCTCTGGTGCAGCAATTCATGGAGTCCGACTGTGATCGCCTGGTGTTTGTGGATTCAGACATCAGCTTTCCAGTTGGTTCTCTGCTTAAGATAGCCGCACAGCCCGCAGAATTTGTGGGCGGATGCTACAGGTTTAAAACAGAAAAAGAGCAGTATCCTATTGGCTGGATTCAAGACAGGGACGAGCTTTGGAGTGACGAGAGGGGCTTAATTGAGGTCGCCACTCTGCCTACAGGGTTTTTGGCTTTGTCTCGTTCCGTGTTTGAGAAATTCAAGGCTCACTATACTGGCAGAGAATGTAATCACATGGGCCACCCAATGTACGGATATTTTCAGATGGTTTTTAAAGACGGGGCTATGTACTCAGAGGACACCTATTTTTGCAAAGAATGGCGAGAGATGGGCGGACAGGTCTTTTTGGATCCAGACATTAAGTTAGCACACTGGGATCACAAGTATGTGCCTTACACGAGTCATATTGGGGGCTGGCTCAAATCAAGAATTGAGGAGCAAGCATGAGCACTTATCCACTGTATTTATACAAAGACGGCGAAGCTGTTTTATTGAAAGACTTTAAAGCACACGAGGAGCACATTAAGGAGCACGGCAAGGGTTGGCTCAACAATCCCGATCCGGAATATGGGAGGCCCGTTGAGCTTGATGTTCCGAAAGATGTCATCTTAGAGCGGAGAGAGTCGGCGTTTGAAAAGAAAAAGCAAAAGATGATCGATGAGGAGTTGGGCAAATCCGAATCGGCGGACACAGAGCCCGACGCCGCTGATTTGTCATCGCTGACCAAGGCCGAACTTCATGCAATGGCCGAGGAAAGGGGTCTTAAGGTCCCCAAAAAGGCCACAAAATCCGACATCATAGATGCTTTGAACGGTGAGGACTAATGGCCACGGTTAACGACCTAATCAAGAGATCGATGCGAATTATAGGGGCTCTCTCAGTAGGGGAGACTCCAAAGGCTGAGGAATCTCAAGAGGCTCTAGAGTCCTTAAATGGATTAATAGAGCGTTGGTCGAACCAGAGAATGATGATTTACAAAGAGGAGCGCGAGGAGTTCACTCTTTCCGCCGGGACTGCGTCTTACACGCTGGGGCCGTCTCAGACATTTGATACAGTCAGACCTCAAACTTATGTGAGAGCGTCAGTACAGCAAAACACAGGGGCAGAGAACCAGAACGAGCTTCCTGTTGAGATTGTGGATCAGCGAGGATGGGCTGGTATTGCGAATAAGCTCTCTCAAAGCGCGGTCCCAAGGTATATGTGGCCTCAGAGAGATGCGTCTTCAGATACGCTGTATTTCTATCCAGTGCCTTCAGAGGCCAAAACATTGGTGCTTTATACATGGAAGATATTAACGGCTTTCTCGGCCATTACGGACACAGTGACCCTGCCTCCAGGCTATGAGGACGCGATTGTCTACAATTTGGCGGTGAGAATAGCCCCTGAGTACGGGGTGGCTGTCAGGCCGGACGTTCAAGATCAGGCCATGCAGTCGGTTGCAGAGATCAAGAGAATAAACAAGCGAGTGCCTATTGTCGGCGTGGATTCGGCTCTCTCTAGGGCTGGTAATCGCTGGGATTGGCGACACGGGGGCTTTGACGGGTGAAGTTCAGCGGATTTGTGGGTCCAAGTTATACTTTAAGATCGATCAATATCGATTCTCAGAGATGCGTGAACCTCTATCCAGAGACTATCGAGAGCGGCAAAGGTAAAGAGGGCTCAGTGATGTCCCTTCAGTCGGCTCCAGGTCTTACGGTTCTGACGACAGTAGGAAGCGGCCCTATTCGCGGTGTTCACGCCACGGCTGGCGGTCAGCTCTATGTGGTGAGCAGTAATAAGCTCTATGAGATCAGCTCGTCATGGGTGGCGACAGAAGTGGGGACGCTAATCACCTCGGGTGGCGACGTCTCTATGGATGACAACGGGACCACTCTAATGATCGTGGACGGAGACAATGGTTACTTTAATGCTATGGCCACAAATACATTTGCACAGATCACGGATGCCGATTTTCCTGGGGCTGACACGGTCGAATTTCAGGACGGCTACTTTATATATAACTATCCAGACTCAACGGGGAAGTTTGGGATCTCGAGCTTAAATGCTACGGACCCGACTGACTCTTTCTCGGCTCTTGATTTTGCTACGGCTGAGGGATCTCCAGACGCTATTGTTGGGCTGATCTCAGACCATAGAGATTTATATGTCTTTGGATCAAGAACGACTGAGGTCTATTTCAACAGCGGGAATGCTGACTTTCCTTTTGAGAGACAGCAAGGGGCGTTTATAGAACACGGATGCGCGGCCACCTTCTCAATAGCCAAAATGAACAATGCTGTGTTCTGGCTAGGTGAGGACGAGTACGGAGACGGCATCGTCTATAAGGCCAAAGGGTATGAGCCCCAGAGAATCTCTACTCACGCAGTAGAGGAGGCGATCCGGGGATACGCCAGCATTTCAGACGCCAAGGCATTTGCTTACCAACAAGCTGGGCATTATTTCTATGTGATTAATTTTACTGGAGCCAATACGACGTGGGTTTATGACGACACGACCGGGATGTGGCACGAGAGGACTCACTTCACAAATGGGGAAGAACAGAGATATCGAGCCGATAACCATGCTTTTGCTTATAACGTTCATATTGCTGGGGATTACTTTAATAGTAACCTTTACAAGTTAGATTTAGACGTTTTCACAGATAACGGCGGCGAGCTGATTCGAGAGCGTCGGACTCCTCATGTTAGTGGCGGGCTGAACTACATATTTCATCACAAGATGCAAGTCGACATGGAGGTCGGCGTTGGCATTGATGGGTCCGGCCAGGGAGACGACCCTCTAATCATGATGCAATTCTCTGATGATGGGGGCTTAACGTGGTCGAACGAGAAGCAAGCGTCTATTGGTAAGATCGGCGAGAGAAAGGTCCGAGCAATCTGGCGCAGACTGGGGAGAGCGAGAGATCGTGTCTACCGAGTTCGCATTTCTGACCCTGTAAAGGTGGCTATCATTGGCGCCGAGCTTGATGTCAGCAAGGGGGAGTCATGAGCGTTACTCTACCTAATCCACCGACACAAAGACCGCTTGTTCAGAAGAATGGACTCATTGATCGCCAGTGGCAGAAGTGGGTCGAGATCTTAATCTTAAGAGTGGGGGGCACGATAGCCCTTTCAAACAAGAGCTCGAGATCGGGCTGGGGGAGCTTTAGAATGCCGGTAGCTGTAAAGGCTCTAATAGATGCTGGATACGCGGCAAGCTCGCTGACGACTGTCTACACGGCCACTCAGAAGGTTATCATAGACAAGTTCACAGCCACGAATGTCACCGGAGCGGGAAGAACTCTTGATGTTCACTTGATTCCCAGTGGTGGCTCGGGTGGAGATTCAAACAAGATAATAGATGCTTTGTCAGTGGGGGCCAATTCGGTTGAATCCGTGACAGAGCTAGAGAGACAGATATTAGAAGCTGGTGACGCAATAGCGGTCAACGCTGATGGGGCCAGCGCAATAGTAATTAGAGCATCAGGGAGAGAGGTCACTTGAGCGATATGATGTACGCCCGATATTGTAAGGAGCGAGAAGACTGCGACATGATTATAACTGAGCGCAGCTTTGTGATTTATAAGGTTCTAGGCAATGAGCTCTATATAAAGGACATCTTTGTCGAACCGAACCACAGGGACCAGGACAATGGTCTTTATCTAATCAGACAGCTCGAGGATATAGCCAAGAACACCAAAAAGTGTGAGTATATAACTGGCAAGGTGTGGCAGACCGACAAGGGCAAAGACGTCAC